AACGCATCCGGCCCTACATGTCGCGGCATTTTCCCGGCATGAAGCTCATTCTGGCACCCGATCCGGCAGCGGCAAACCGCTCTCAGGTGGACGAACGGGCGGTCGTGGATACGCTGAAACGGTATTACGATGTGAGCATCGAGACCAACAATCGGCTGGCGATCCGGTTGGAGGCAATTGAGCATTTTACCACGAGATTAGTTGACGGGAAGCCTGCATTGGCTGTAGATGCAGATAAGTGCCCAATGCTCGTCCGAGCCCTAAAGGGTGGATGGCGGTATGTATTGGATACAAAACATGGTACAGTGAAGAATGCGGTGCCAGATAAACACAACCCGTACAGCCATCCGGGCGACGCGTTTGGCTATCTGGCTCGGTACTTCCACCGTGGCGCAGAGCGAGAGCTACGCCACAAGAAATTTCAGATACCTCGGGCCTCGTTGCAGACCCCTGTGTACCACATGCAGTAGGATACGTCGATGAGCGAGAACGAGAAGGTGCCCACCGTCCCAGTCCAAGGGAACCCTGAGCAGGACAATCAGCCTGTCCGGCAGATCAACGGTGAGACGCTCCAGAAGCTGGGGCGGAGCTTGCTCTCGACCTTCGAGAAGTACAAGTCTGATCGGCAGCAGGTCGAGCAGAAGTGGATGCGGAACCTGCGCCAATACATGGGCATCTACGACCCGGACGTCGAGAGACAGCTATCAGCGAAGCGATCCAAGGCTTACCCGCGCATCACGCGGGTAAAGTGCATCAGCGTACTGGCTCGCATCATGAACCTGATGTTCCCCGGCAACGAGCGGAACTGGGAACTCAAAGCGAGCCCTTCGGCAGACATGAACCCTGACGACGTGATGGAGGCCATCGAGCGCCTGCGCCAGAAGAATGAAGAGATGGGTATCCAGTCCAACCTACCGGACGAGGAAATTCAAGAGGCTGTGAACGCCCTTGCGAATGAGCGTGCCAAGGACTTGGTCAAGCACATCGACGACCAGATGCAAGAGATCGGCGGAGACCAGACACTGGATTACGTCGCGATCAACCGCAAAGTTCTGGCATCCGGCATCATGTACGGCATAGGTATCCTGAGAGGGCCGTTCGTTCGGATCGTACCTTCTACGCGGTGGGAGATGGATGAGCAGGGTAACCCCGTCCCTCGCGAGGTAGATCGGTACAAGCCGCTGTATGAGTTCTTGCCGGTGTGGGATTTCTACCCAGATATGTCCAGCAAAAACCTGATGGTGGATGCTGACGGATACTTTACCCGTGTGGTCATGTCCCGCTCGCAGTTGCGTGAGTTGGGCGAACGCCCGGACTTTATTAAGCCTCAAATCCGCAAGGTGATCGAGCGCCACAAGAATGGTAACTACACCCCGCAGAGCTTCGAGACGGAGCTGCGGTCGATGGGCACGAAGGCCAACATCAACCCGCAGAAGGTAGATGGCAACGGCAAGTACGAGATCATCTGCTGGCACGGCCCAATTAGCGGTAGCCAGCTGAAAGAGGTTGGTGCTGACGTTGATGATGATCGCTTGGCCGATGACATCATGGCAGAGGTCTGGATGGTCGAGGGAATGATTATCAAGGCCGACGTCAATGCTTGGCGTGCCATGGGCATGGATGTGCGGACGACCCACGTGTTCATGTTCGACGAGGATGACACCAGCCCGGTAGGCAACGGCTTGCCGAACGTGATGCGGGATAGTCAGATGGCTATTGCTGCCGCGTCGCGCATGCTGCTTGACAATGCCGGCGTTGTGGCCGGCCCGAACCTTGAGGTCAATACCGACCTGCTTCGCGCCGATCAGGACATCTCCGGCACGCACGCGTACAAGACTTGGTATCGTGAGGGCTCCGGTCCTGACGCCCAGTTTCCGGCAGTGCGCAACGTGCAGATCGACGCTCACCTACCCGAGCTGCTTCAGGTCATCGACCTGTTCATGAAGTTCGCTGATGCCGAGACCTTCGTAGGCCCGGCCACAGGCGGCGACATGGAGCGCGGCCCGAGTGAGCCCATGCGTACAGCAGCAGGCGCTTCCATGATCCGTGGTGACGCGGCGCTGCCCTTCAAGGACATCGTGCGGAACTTCGATACGTTCACCCAGTCGGTGATCTTGTCGCTTGTGTGGTTCAACCGGAAGTTCAACCCGGATGCCGCTGAAGGTGACTACAACGTGGTCGCACGTGGCGCATCGAGCCTCATTGCCAAGGAAGTTCGCGGCATGCAGATGGATATGCTGGCTCAGTCTCTGACGCCTGAGGAGCGGATGTACGTGGATGAGCGGAAGCTGATCGAGGGTCGCTTCGCGGTTCGCGATATGCAGGACATGCTGGTCCCTGATGATGAAGTTCGTCGGCGCAAGGCTTCGGCATCGCAAGAGGCTGAGGAACAGCAAGACCTTGCAGTACGCAAGATGGAAGCCGAGATACGTGATGTCTTGTCCAACGCGTTCAAGAACATCGCACAAGGTCAGAAGAACACCGTCGGAGCAGATGCCGCAGCGGTGCAGAGCGTCCTCAAGATACTTGAGGCCGGGATGAAAGAGGAACTCGACAATGCAGAACTCATCAAAAGACAGGCAGAAGCAGTTGGTGGACAGCTTGAAGGCCCACGGGGAGGTGGCAACCCTGCTGGTTGAGTTGTTGGACCATAGATGTGAGGACGTGCTCCAGCAGTTGGCGCTCGCCCCACTTACAGACGTGCCCCGGATACAAGGCGAGTATGCGGGATATGTGAAACTGAAACAGGCATTGCTTCGGCAACCCCTGCCTGTAGATATAACGGAGTAGTAGAATGGCTAAGGCACCAGAGCAGATTGAACCGATTGTCGAAGACGATCCGGTAGTTGTGAACGAACCCACCGATGTAGGCGATCCGCCTGCGGATGGTGGTGATGAGCCTTTGGGCTTTGACGACGTATTCGCATCCTTGTCTGACGGCGAGGTTGAGGCAGACAACCTGCCCCCGCGTGCAGACAGCCCGGATGTGGCTGAGGCCAAGGGCAAGAAGGACGCCGCGAAGGGCACGGACGACCCGCTACCTGATCCGGCTGATGTGAGCGATGATCCGGCTGATCCACCTGCGGACGATCCGGCTGACCCACCTGCGGACGATCCGGCTGATCCACCTGCGGACGATCCGGCCCCTGCTCAGGAAGACATCCTGAACAAGCTGGCCGATCTGATGAAGAAGCAGCCCGCTGAGGAGCAGGCACAGCCGCAGGTTTATGACGAGCCAGACCCACTGGAAGGCATCTACTCCGACGATGAGGCGACGTTCCTCAAGGGCTACGATGAGGAGTGGGGCGACGTGGCTAAGGGCGAGGCCCTGAAGCGTCGGGCGGAGTACCAGCTTCTGGTCAACCACGTCTACGATCAGATCGCTACCGCGCTGATGCCTCACTTCGAGACACTGCACGCGGTTGCGGACAAAATTCACCACCAAGACCTGACCACTCAGGTCGAGGATTACGACAATATCCGTGATAAGGTTGTGAGCTGGGTGGATACTCAACCAGAGTATTTGCAAACTGCGTACAATCATGTTATTGACAACGGGACAGCTGGTGAGGTCGCCGATCTTATCAGCAGGTTCAAACAGGAAACCGGTACGGTAACCCCAGCCCAACAAGCTGACACCAAGCCAGTTCCTGCCAAGAAACCGGAACGTGTACTGCCAAAGGCAACCAAACAAGCGGCTGCATCTTTGGCCCCGGTCAGTTCCAAACGGTCGGTTGTAACATCTGGTGACGATCCCAACGACTTCGATGGGGCCTTCGCTACGTTCGCCGACAAAGTGTGAGCCAACTAGGAGCCAACAATGACTGTTACCGCATATGGAGACATCACCCCCGCCGTTGCTGCCTACGCCGTAGTGCGTATGCTGAAGCGTGCAATGCCATACCTTCACTTCGAGAAGTTTGGTCAAACATACGTTCTGCCGACGAACAACACCAACGTCGCTAAGTTCCGCCGCTACTTCTTGTCCGGCGCAACTGGTTCCGCTGGTACTGGTTCGGGCGACTTCAACATCCCGCTAGCCACGACTGCGCTGGTTGAAGGTGTCACCCCAACTGGGTCGGTTCTGTCCAATCAGGACTACACCGTCACTCTGTCGCAGTACGGCGATTTCGTCACAATCACTGACGTGATCGAAGACACGCACACCGATCCGGTTCTCGCTCAGACAACCGACATCCTCGGTGAGCAAGCTGCCGTTACCGTGGAAACTCTGCGCTTTAACGTCCTGAAGGCCGGCACGAACGTGTTCTACGCCAATCAGGTCGCCAACCGTGCAGCAGTCATTGCGCAGATCGCTCTTGCCGATCAGCGTCGTGTCACCACGGAACTGAACCGTCAGAACGCCCGTAAGATCAGCTCGGTTGTTGCGTCCACAGCGGACTACAACACCAAGTCGGTTGAAGCTGCGTTCATGGCAATCTGCCATCCTGACTGCGAAACGGACATCCGCTCGCTGGCAGGCTTCAAGCCGGTAGCGGACTACGGCCCGCATATGTCACCGTTTGAAGGTGAAATCGGTTCTGTCGAACAGGTTCGTTACCTGTCCTCAACTGTTGTTGCCCCATGGGCAGACACAGGCGGAGACGCCACAACGAACGGTGTTCGCTACACCACAGCAGACAGCTCCTGCGACGTCTACCCGATCCTGTACTTCGGTCGCGATGCCTATGGTATCGTTCCGCTGAAGGGCAAGTCGTCCATGACGCCAATGGTTGTCAACCCGAAACCTGCATCCGGCGATCCGCTGGGTCAGCGCGGCACGGTTGGCTGGAAACTGTGGCACGGTACGGTTATTCTTCAGGAAGCCTTCATGGCTCGCCTTGAGGTTGCCGCATCCGCGTAACTGATACGGCTGGCCCCTCTGCCGTAAGGTACGGGCCAGTTATCTCACCGTTCACTTTGAAGTAGAGGAAAAGTACAATGGCAGAAGCTCAATACAACATGGAAGGTATCGCTCGTTTTGCGTCCGGTACCATCGACCCCACCGCGACAGGCGCGAAAACCCTGACTATCGGTTGGGTGCCCAAGCACATGCGCGTGGTCAACGAAGACCTCGTGGTTGTGTGGGAAAAGTTCGGCGACATGGCCGACACTACAACCATCAAGACGGTCACAGGTGGTACGACCACCATCGACACATCGTCCGCGATTGTGTTCAACACGGATGGTACTGTCACACTGTTGGCAGCGCTGTACGGCGATGGTGACCGCCTTCATTGGGTAGCTTGGGGCTAGTCCTCAGGTCCATGGATAGGGGCAGGCTTCGGTCTGCCCCGCTACCCATAAGGAGATAGTTACATGGCACGTCAAAACCTTGATACAACCGGCAACGAAAGTGACGGTTCCCTGTGGGCTCGTTTGAACACGATGCTCACAGAACTGTATGCCGGCGCAATCAGCAGCCTCACAGTCGATAGCGGCACGAAAACTGCCTCTGCGACGACTGGCGCGGCTACGCTCAGCAAGAACTCGGGCAAGATTACGTCCGAGGCTCTGACGACCGCTGCTGGCGCATCCTACACTCTGACCCTCACCAACACAGAGATCGCGGCCACAAGCCTGATCTTCGCATCCGTTGGCGACGGTACGAACTCGCAGGGTACGCCGGTTGTTGGTCCGATCAATGCCGGTGCAGGCTCAGCCACCATTGAGATCAAAAACGACCATGCGTCGGAAGCTCTCAACGGTACGATCACCATCGACTTCTTGGTCCTTGGTGCATAGTTTCGGCTGATCCATCTGCTCTGGTCAGTCCGATAGCGGTGGAGGGGTGAAAGAAGCCAGCACTTCTCCACCGCACCTCGGACGACACAACTAGGAGACTATCATGTCAGATTACAGTGTACGCATCGAGCGTGCTGAAAACGGTTTCAAGGTCTGCTTGAAAGACCCGAAGATCGTAGAAGAGAATAACACCAGCTCTGGCAAGATGGAGAGGTCTCCTTGGAAAGACCCAGAGAAACAGTATGTGTTCTCCGATTTCAAGAAGATGGCTGCCTTTTTGCAGAAGAACCTCGAAAAGGCTTTACCCAAGAGCGAGTATGAAAACTCGTTTGACGAAGCAGTAGCAAAGGAAGACTGATATGGCTAAGAGAGCAGCGAAGACAAAGGGACTACAATCGAATTTGGACTTGGGCGATGAGCCCTCAGATGTGGGCATGAACCTCGGCGACGGGGGAGAGGGCGGTCAGATCGGCGACGCTGCTGATGCAGAAGTGCAGAAGGCGGCTCCAGCTCCGAAGCAGGGCATGCCAAAGACCAAGCGGATCGTTCTCGAAGAAAACGATCTGATCCCTCCGACAGGCTTGTTTATCGGCGTCAATGGCCGGTCTTACAAGTTGCTGCCGGGTTATGAGGCAGATGTTCCTCTTGGCGTCATTGACGTCCTGAAGAACGCTATTGTATCAATGCCGGTGACCGAGGCATCGAGCCGACGTGTCACAGGATACCGAGACCGGATGCGTTACCCCTTCCGGTACGTGGAATAAGGATTGACAGGCTATGGACTTCTCGACCCTTCGCACCGAACTCCGCGATAATATGCTGCATGACCGGAGCGATAGGGTATCGGGTCAGACCGACCGCCTGTGGACCGATGCCACCCTCAACAGGTACATCAACGAAGCACAGAAGCGTTTCGCACGCGATAGTTTTTGCCTGCGGGACGCCACCACAGCCGCCGTCACTGAAGTGGCGATGGTTACAGATCAGCACGAATACGCGCTGAGCAAGAAGGTTTTGGCCGTAATCTCCGCAAAGATTGAAGGGGAGGACGGTGACATGATCCGCACGGGCCACAGCGCCTTGAATGCGTATAGCCCTCCCGACCCCATGTTTTTCGACGTCAACGCCGTCTCGTCCGCTGCTGGTAAGCCAGTGGCGTATAGCACAGATGAGGG